AAGCTCTATACATTATGATACGAGAAATGGCAGATGTAAAAACACAATACATTACTAAAGTCGTTAATCAAATGAAGAAAATATACTCTCATATGTGGGATGAATATCAAGAAAACGGAAAACTTCCATCTTATCACCAAAACTCTAAATATTTCTAATTATTATATATGGATAAAGACACTGAAATATTTAAGGGAAAAAGTTTTTCAGGTATTGCAAAAGATTTATACAGTGCTTCAAAGAAAAAAGAATCACAAATAAATTTACTAATATCTGAATTAAAGCCATTTGTACAAAATATTGGTGATGCAACAATTATAGTACCCTTAATTAAAGACTACCTTGAGGTAAGTGTAAAGAATGACGATCAGTTAGCTAAACTACTTGCAGTTGTTCAACGACTTATTGGTAATAATATTCAAGGTGATAGCGAATTTAACATCACAGAAGATGAGAAAAAGCAGCTATTAGACGAGTTAGAAGCCATAGAAGAAAGTAATAAAAAACTTGATAAAAAAATTAAGGGTGTAAACGATGGCGTATCAAAGAACCAAAACCAATAGGAAGGCGGGAGCTGCATTTGGTCCTGAAAACCCAGCAACTAAACAGGAACAAGCCGCAAGTAATAAGTTATCACAAGTAACAATTCAGACAGAACCAGCTGAAGTAACAAATATTATACTTAACGCTGAACATGAAAAATACGATTCTACTATAGTTGATCCAGAAGAGCAGTTTGGTATGATTCAAGTACGTCGTGTATTCACAGATCAAAATATAGAAGTCAAAGAAAACCTACGATGGATAATGCCGTTAACTAGGAATGTAAAACAATATCCTCTAATCGGGGAAATAGTATTAGTAACGGAATATGTGAATAAAGAAAGTGCTCAATCTCCTGAGGCACCAGCTTACTACTATCATGATATATTAAACATGTGGGGCTCAGTCCATCACAATGCATATCCACATTTAAGTATACCAAGACCAGATCCTGATTCAGCAAATCTTGATAAAATAGAAAAATATAAAGAAGTAGGTGCTGGAAATCCAAACGTAGCTGGTGATGAAGAAGGTTTTAAATTTGGAAAGACATTTAATGAACAAGCGAGGATCAGACCTATACAACCATATGAAGGCGATATTACATTTGAAGGTAGATTTGGACACTCAATAAGATTCGGATCTGCTGTAAAAGGAGAACCAGAAAATACTTGGTCAGATCCATCTACAGATGATCCAGCTGAACCAATTTTAATTATCCGTAATGGCCAAGATCAAGATTTAGCAGACGGAGGAGAACATGTAATAGAGCACCCTGATAAAGAAGCTAGTTCAATATGGTTCACTAGAGGTCAAACTATTCCATTAACGTTTGGATCAACCAAATACGACGCAATGTCATTTGAAGCAGGAGCAAATACTGTTGGCCAAGATATAACACAACCAACAACAGATGATTTAATAGACGCAGACGGTGCAAATCAAGGCCAAATATTATTAACAGCAAATAGGTTAATATTTAATAGCCGAGAAGCTGGAGTGTATATTTTCGGAGGAGGTGGAGTCGGTTTATCAACTGAAACAGATATGACTTTCGATGCAGGAAGTGAATTCTTAGTTGATACACCATCAGTATATCTCAATGCAACAGAAAAATTTGAGCTAGAATGCCCGTTAATTTATATAGGTGTAGAGCAAGACTCAGCACAGGGTGGATCTCCAACTGTTGGAAGTACAGCTGGGCACCCATTTGTATTAGGTGATGAAGATGATACGTGGAAAGCAACTCTATGCGATATTATAGATGCAATGCTAACAACACTACAATCTGAAATACATCCAACACCCGTTGGACCATCAGGCCCACCTATACAAGCCCCACAATATGCATCACAACAATCTGATTTAGCTACATTAAAATCTAAAATACCAGATCAATACAGTACAACAGTATTTGGACAACCGTAAGGAGAAAAAGTTATGCCAGCAGTATGGCCACCGTTTCAAGCAGCAGTAACTCAATGGCTTTGCGGAAACTCAGAAGGTGGAGAAGACACCACAGATGGATCACAAACAGCAAAGAAAATCGCTGACGAGTATGAAAAAGCAATAGCTACAGCTGCAGTAACTGTTCCTGGTAATCTGGTCGCTAGTGGATTCGTAAAATCTACTATGCAATCAGGCTTCGAAGCTTCATTTAATCAACAAATGGCAGCAGCAGGTGCACCTCCTGAAGGTGTTGATATAGGCACACCTGTATGGATGTCAGCAGCCGCAGGTACAGTAAATGCCTGGGCCGCAGTTACATACATGGCAATGCCAGCAACTGGGCACGGAGCTGCTGTAGTACCTTTAACAGGAGGACCCACTGATTGTAAACAACTAGATCCAGGAATGGGCGCAATACCAGGATTAGCTTCAGATATAAATGATGCATTTCATTCAAACAGCTGCTCAGCAGTAGCCGGTATATTAGTAGGTGGGTTTATAAAGCACATGTCGATGATCAATGGATTATATTTTGGAATGATGCCAGGGCCAATGCCACCACCCTTAATACCTCAACCACCTGTACCTTGGATGGGAGTATCCTAGTCTTTTTTTAACCAATAATTTAGAAATAGTTATATTTATATATGATAAAGTATATTCAGAGGAGAAACCATGTCAACAAACAAATTAGCACAAGTTATAAGAAAAATTGTTCGTGAAGAAGTTCGAAAAGAAGTTCGAACAGTATTAAACGAACAGAAAACAAAATCAGTTCCAGTAAAAGAATTTAAGTCTGGATTGCAGCACGCACTAGGGCTACAAGATAGTATAGAGCGTAGAGCAAGAAAACCAAAGAAACAAGTAAAATATACAAAGAATAAGATGTTAAATAATATTCTTAATGAGACGGCTGTTGAATTATCAGCAGGAAATGCATCTAGATTATCACAAGAAACAGGAGAGTATCCTACTATGGATAAACAACTTACATCTAAAGATGCACACACGTTTGATAGAAACTCTTTAGCTGCAAAAATGGGGTACGGAGATATGAAATCTAGCGGAACACCAACATTAGAAGAAATGGTACCAAAAGTAGATACGCGCGGAGTGTCTAATCAAGGTGTTCAAGTAGATGCATCAGTAGCAAAAGCTTTAACACGTGATTATAGTGAATTAGTAAAAAAATTTAAGAAGTAATAATGAAAGCATTCAATGGAAGAGATGATATAGCAACGGGAATAGCACTACCTTTTGGTTCTGGTAGATCAAATTTCAAGTTAGTATATACTACACTCGAACAAGCTAAAACTAATATAATAAATCTTTTACTAACACATAAAGGTGAAAGATTTATGCAACCTACCTTTGGGACTAATCTACGAAGATTTTTATTTCAACCTAACACAGATTCATTACGTGGTGAAATACGAAGTGAATTATTAGAAACAATTAAGTATTGGTTACCGTTTGTTAATGTAGATAAAATAAACGTATCACATACCATTGAAAATACAGACGAGTATAAAATTAACATAAGTTTAACATTTAGTGTAATAGACGACATTACAAAATTTACAACAGTAACCTTCAAATTCGGATCAAATGGTAGTGTATCCGTAGGAAATATATAAGAAAGATATGGCACAGTCAGTAAATAAAAAGATAAGTAAAGATATAAAATATACGGGTAAGGATTTTCCAACAATTCGTAAAAATCTTATTGATTTTGCAAAAACGTATTATCCAACAACATTTAATAACTTCAATGAAGCATCTCCAGGTATGATGTTCCTTGAAACAACAGCTTATGTAGGTGATGTATTAAGCTTTTATTTAGATAAACAATTCAAAGAAACACTACTACCATATGCCTCTGAAAGAAAGAATGTAGTTGCACTAGCACAGGCACTCGGGTATAAACCAAAACAAGCTATATCAGCTCACGTTGATGTAGATATATATCAAACAGTACCATCAATAGGAATAGGAGAGGCAAACTCTCCGGACTGGAGATATGCACTTGCTATAAAAGGTGGTATGAAGGTAAAAGCAAATAACGGAACAACATTTCGAAGAGATCTACCAATAGATTTTTCTATATCCGGATCCGCAAACCCTACAGATGTATCAATCTATTCTACTGATGATACTACTGGAGAGCCGACATATTACTTATTACGTAAACGAGCAACATTTCGCTCAGGAAATACACTAAAGCAGATGTTTTCAGCAGGACAAGCTCAACCGTTTTTACAACTTGCATTATCACGTAATAATATAATTGAAATAAATAAAGTAACTGATACAGCAGGGAATGATTGGGCGGAGGTACCATATCTAGCACAAGATACAGTATTCAAACAAGTATTAAATAGTCAGTATAATGACCCATCATTAACAGAATATAACGCTCAAACACCTTACTTATTAAAACTTAAAAAAACATCTAAACGATTTATATCTCGATTTAGAGAAGATGGAAAGATGGTACTAGAATTCGGCTCAGGAGTAACTACTAGACCTGACGAAGAAATTGTACCTAATCCACAAAATGCTGGTTCTAATTTACCATCAGCTACACCAATGAATAATCAATTTATTGATCCATCTAATTTCATGTATACAAAAGCATATGGTGAAGCACCAAGTAATACTACACTTACAGTTGAATACACTATAGGAAAAGGCGTATCAGATAATGTATCTACAGGCGAAATTACAGACATTGATTTAATCGAATATATTAGTGATGGAGCTGGATTATCTAGAGTACTATTTACAGATGCAAAAAATTCTGTAGCCGCAACTAATCCTGAACCTGCTCAAGGAGGAAGAGGAGGAGAAACTATAGATGAAATTAGAGATAATGCATTAGCGTTTTTTAATGCACAAGGTCGAGTTGTTAGTAAAGATGATTATATGATTCGAACAATGACTATGCCATCACACTACGGCTCTATAGCAAAAGTTTACGCTACACAAGATGAAGGATTAAATCATGGTGGGTATCAAGGAGTAAATAGAATACAAAATCCATTTGCTGTAAGTTTATATGTACTATCATATAATGCAAATAAACAATTAGTTAGCACAAATCCTGCAACTAAACAAAACATAAAGAATTACCTAGCACCATACAGATTACTTACAGATTCAATAACAATTAAGAATGCATATATTATTAATATAGGTATAGATTTTGAAATAATTACACTACCCGGATTTAATAGTAATGAAGTATTGTTAAAATCAATAAAACGTATACAAGAATTTTTCCATATTGATAGATGGCAAATAAATCAGCCTATTATATTAGCAGACATGTATACCGAACTTGCATCTATAATGGGTGTTCAAAGTATTGCAAAAATTGATGTTTTTAACTTCCATGATAATAAAGAAGGCTATTCAGGGAACCTGTATGATATTAAACAAGCAACACGAAATCAAGTTATATATCCTTCACTTGACCCTAGTATATTTGAAGTAAAATATAAAAACTCAGACATAAAAGGTCGTGTCGTATCGATTTAGGAGATAAAATATGATTAGATCAATTTATGCAGATGCTGACGCAACAATATATGAAAAAACTGGTAGTATGAATACCGGGATTGATTCAATTATAGAAATTGGAAAACAATCATCTTCTGTAGGAATATATAACTCTCGTATCTTAATTAACTTTCCACTTAATAGTATAAGTGCGTCATGTGCAGCTGGAGATATAAAGGGCCCAAAATTTTACCTTAATTTATATCAAGCATCAGCTGAAGAGATACCACTTGCATATAGACTAATAGCATATCCTGTATCACAATCATGGACAACTGGAGTCGGTAGAAAGCTAGAACCAGCAAGAACAAATAAATACACTCGCGGAGGAGTTTCGTGGACATATAGAGACAAGCAGCATGATGCAATTGAGCATGTAGCATCAAAAGATACAGCATGGACATCACAATCATTAGCAGCAAATTCTTCTATGATTTACTCAAGCGTAACAGGTGGAGGAACCTGGTATACGTCATATTACGGATCTCAATCCTTTAATCATGAATCAGCCGACGTTAGAATGGATGTATCACCTGCTATTCAATATTTAATGACTGGTAGTAGATCAAACGATGGTTTAATAATAATGCGATCAGGATCTCAAGAAACAAATGCAACAAATTACGGTAGATTATTATTTTTCTCACGAGAAACAAACACAGTCTATCAACCAAGACTAGAAGTTGTGTATGATGATTCATCATTTGTAACAACAGGGCTAACAGAGCTAACATCAGAACAGAGTGTAGTTTATCTTAAAAACTTAAGACACGAATATTCTCAACAAGAAAAGCCTACTATTAGAGTACTTGGTCGTGATAGATACCCAACAAAAGCTTTTGCAACACAATCAAATTATAAAAATATTAAATTTTTACCAACTTCATCTTATTACGGTATTAAAGATGCGTTAACAGATGAATTTGTTGTACCATATAGTAATTTAGGAACCAAGTTAAGCTGTGACACAAATGGTAATTATTTCAAACTAAACATGGATTCATTTATGCCACAGCGGTATTATAAAATGTGTTTTCAAGTTACTCAATCCGATTCATCAGTCGTTATATATGATGAAAATTTTTATTTCAAAGTTAATAGATAATGGCAAGTAATAGATCAACAAATAATGCCCCAGTATCTCCTGCAGGAGCAGGCGGGATAAATCGTGCACGTCAGATTGCAAATCAAGGTCAATCACCTATACAACAAGCACAGGCAATAGGAGGAAGAACAGTTGCTCCTTCCAACCCACCACAACCACCTCCATCCGTATTACCCCCAGTAGCTCCTGTACAGTATGTACAACCGGGTAGAGTAATGAATGGTAGTCCAGCTCCATATATACCACCAATAATTCATGAACCGTTTGTTAATCCTGAGACACCAGGAGAATCTCCTGTTATTATCTCAAGACCTAATCCTGAATATGTTAGAAGCATCCCACCTCGCCCTCCAAAACCAACGAGCCCAAAAACAGAATCTATTATTACAAGAGTAGTTAATGAGATAATAAAAGAATCTGAAGAAGTTGTAGACGAGATAATTACAAAGCAGGTACCAGTTAAAGAGCCGGTTGATACAAAACAAGATATAGTTGTTCCACCTGCACCTATAACACCTACTGAGTTAGTGTTAGAAGCACAATCAAATTGCGAACAAATAATAAGAACACCAGAAATTAATATTGAAATCATTAATGAAAATATTATTACAGTAGAAGCTTCAGCTACTGCTAGTTTTGAACCAACAATAAAAATTCAAGTTGAAGCATTTAGACCTGGGTGTATAGATCCTGATGCAATAAACTACGATCCTGATGCAAATATGGATAATGGATCATGTAAGTATGAGCCAATAGATGAAGAAGAGCCTGTTAAACCAGACACTCCACCACCTCCACCTCCTTTAGAGATACCTGTTTTAGCTCAATTCGTAGATTCACACGGCCAAGTGGTTTTTGAAGTACCAAAAGAGCTAGTTGAAATGACGGAACAAAAAATAGATAAAGAAACAAATCTTCCGAATCCGGGACAACCGGGTGGTATAATAACATTACCTAATGGAGAAATCGTAACTGCTAATCTTCAATTAGTTAAAAATATAGTTAGACCGTCGCTAGAAGATAGTGATATAGTATTTTCATTAGAAGATAGCGTTACAGCAGATAAAAAGGATATTAGAAACGAGGTAGGTGGAACCTTAGCTAGTGATATTAAGTCAGATTCTGAAAAAGATGTCATAATAATGGGAGACCTTGAACAGTTAAAGGATCCATTAACTAGAAATAATAACGGGCTAATAATGATGAAGACTGGAGATCGACCTAAATTAACTATAAGTTTACGAAGTCAATCATTTACATACAATCAGTATTTAAGATCAATAGATACTAAATTTACCGAACTTATAGGAAGATTATAATGCCTTTTAATTATTATACAAACCTTGATCAAATAAATACAACACCGGGTCAGTCTAGTGCCCAAATTTATTTACCTAATCACCTGAGCATAATGGATCAGCAATGGGGGTATATGCAAAATCCAGCTTTTGGAGAGAGTGATTTTGATCGTGTTGAGATGCACGTTTATGATATAAATAAACGATTACTATTTTCACAACATAATATAGAAGGATGGTCTACTAGCACTGATGCTGAAGGAATGCCTCAAGTTGATCTCAATATTAATAAAGATTTATTAGAAGTTGGATTCAATCAAGGTGCATTTGTAACTGTACACAATCTTCACAGAGATGCAGTTGGGAAACCTTTAGGTCCAAAGTTTAAGATACATGGTATTAGTAGATCCAGAACGGAAATTAGATTAGTACCATCTGTACCTGAAGATGATGATATAAATGAAGGATCAGAACTTGAAGATTTCTACAGCAGGCTCCAGCGATTAAAACATACATCGGGAGTACAAGGTCCATTTCAGTATGCAGCTATACCAAATAACCCTCTCTGGACATCAATGCAACTTAACTTTGGTTATAATAGAATATACACTATCGGTGCATGGTTAATTGATGACATATTTCCACCAGATCCAGATGTACCTCACACGTTATTACTTAAACTATATCAGCCACTTCCTTCATTTGTTGAAGATTCACATCAATGCTGGTTAGTAGCAGAATCAACACAACCAGTTATCAATACTGTACATTTAGATACGCCAACCGCTCTACGTAGTTCAAGACTTCTTGGACCAAATTTTGATTTATGTTTAGATACAACATCACGACTTCAAACAGATTTTAGAAGCTATAATCAATTAACAGGTGAAGATTCTGACGTAACACAAGAAATATATAATAGCTATAGTTCAAGTTTAGATGGCGTAAAATTAAATATCGACTACTCTATATTTGAAAATTATATTCATTTTGGTTCAGCTGAACAGCGAATAAACAACTTTGTATATAAATTAAAACTTATGAGTAGCTATGATAGAGCTGCACAAAAATTTGATATGGGTAATTTCAGCGCATCAGATATAGTTATTTATGAGTATACTGGATCACACGGCTCTTCTTACGTAAAAAAATATCAAAAGAAGTGGGTAGACAAAAAAGTTAAATTAATAAATCAATTTGATGATTTTGAAAAATGGCTTTATTTTGAAAGTGGGTCTCAAAGTAAATATATAACAGAATCAGGATCTCGTACATCAGATGACCGAGACTGGTCTCGATCTGTTATAACACCATTTCCAAAACTATCCGGTTCATATAAAAACGATAGATGGTCAGACGATTACTTAAATTGGAATGTAGATGAATTATTTGATTGGGCAG